TGCCGGTTGCGATGTGGAGCGTGTGACCGATATCACTGGTGCTCATTGTCTTTCCTTTCGGCGTTAGGAAGCTTCGTAGTCTGCTCTGACAGGAACACAGCGGCAGCGTTCGTGACCAGGCCGGTGGATGCAGCCAGATCGGCAAGGGTTGCCTCGTGAACATGGAAGGTTTCGCGCTGAGCGCCGACCTCGCTCCACCACTGACGGTGCGGGCGGGAGTTGGCGACGAGCTGTTCGTCAAAATAGCGCATCTTGTGCTCTCCTTACGATGCCGCCGACAGGTAGCTCTGCGAACCGGCCGGCCGGATGCGGAGAAGCTGCGTGCTGCCCGTGTTGTTGTTGTAAATCTCGTCGGCATAGGCGACGACGAGGTCAGAGGTGGATGCGATGCCGAGCGTGCCGTTCGCAGCCGGCGTCAGGGCCGTGCCAACCGCGGTGATGTTCACGCCATTGGCGATGCGGGCGGCGTAGAGAACGTCGTCCTGCATTTCGAGGCCGAGAACCCGGTCGCCATCCACCACCGGCGGGCCGGCAGCATAGGCGGCATAGGCGGCGTCAACGCCCTTCATGGCGAGGTAGTTTTCCTGGGCGAGCCAGACCTTGCCGACAGTCGTCGCACCAGCCAGGACGAACCGACCAGAGGAGAGGACGATCAGGCTACCGGGCATGATCGCCGCACCGGCTTCCGCTTCGAACACCTGCGGATCGTTCTTGCGCGCCGGACCGAGATGGATTTTCGAGTAGCGAGCCATGGATTATTCCCCCTTCGGCAGCTTGAAGGCCGGCTTGTCGCCGCCGGCACCATCAAAGCGGTTGGTGAGGCTGGCAGCCCTACCGGGCGTTGCCTGCTTGGCGAGGGCCCGGGCAGCATTGAGCGTCAGCTCCTTGGCCGGGCCTTCTTCCATCAGGTTCGCCTTGACGATCTTCTCGCGAATTCGAAGGGACAGCAAACGGAAATCGAGGTCATCAATTCGGCTGTTGAGGATGCCGATCGTGACCTTGATTGGGCGGTGGAACACCTCGCCCGCGCCCTCGATCGTCGCCAGAAGGCCGGCGTTCTGGACCGCATGAAAGCCGCGATACTGGAAGCCCTCGGCTTCTCCGAGCGGGAACCCTCAACCAATCGAAAGGAAGACGACATGCCTGTCTCTGATGAGCAGTTCAAGGCGCTTTCCGATGAGGTCAAGACCCTCTCGGATGGCATCGGCAAGATTACCCAGGCGGTCGAGACCGTGGCGAACTCGGTCAAGTCGCTGACCGACGCCCAGGCTGAGATCGTCGCCAACCAGAAGGCCAAGGACGATGCTGAGCTGACGGAGCTTGACCAGCATGCCGACGCCCTGTTCAGGGGTGGCCGCGCCCTCCTCATCAAGGAGGATTGCGTCATGGTCGAATACGAGGTTGCGAGCGATATGTTTGTAGGGAACGTCACCGTTGGCGGCTTCGAGATTGCAGAGCAGGCCTGTCGAGGTGTGGACCGGTTCGCCCCTTTCGATCGCGGCGAGCACAGCTTTGCCGCCTTCCGACTGGTTGGCGCGCTCAACGTCAATCACCTTGTCCAGGTGCACCCGGCCATTCTCGCGGCGGACGTTCTCGTTCCAGGCGCCAATCCAGCCGATATTGATACCTTCCGGATCTGAGGCAGAAACGAACTTGCCGTTGATCATCGGATGGCTGAGCGGCGCCGGGGTCCGGTTGAGGCTGATATAGCCCTTCTCGATCTCATCAGCCGGATACATGATACCGTTCATGACGACATTGTCCGGCAGCGTGGCGGACGGGACGATCACCACCTCTCGACCGTTGCGCTTTTCCTTGCGGACAGCCTTCACGTTCGCCAGTGTCCTGACGTTCACACGTACCTGGGTCATGACGGGTTATTCCTTTCCGGTCGGCGCCGGCGAAATGGTGGCGTCCCGCTCTTCGTCGGTCGCTTCATCTCGATACTTGTCGGTCTCGCTAAGCGGCTCATAGCCAGCCACCCCGCGGATCTCTTCTGGCGTAAAGCCCCACTCTCCGCTGTCTTTGAGCTTTGTGTTGATGTCGGCCATCTTGTCGGCCCGTTCGATCTTCTGCTCCATCGAGGCTTCAGTCAGATCCGGCCAATCCAAGTGCCAGTCCCGCTCAGGAAGGATGCCGAAGCGTTCGAGCCTGTTCACCAGCGTCAGGATGTTCGGGGCGGTCTCGTTCGCCCGTCGCGCCATATTGGTGCGGGCCCATTCGTCGGCATCTTCCGTGCTGGCCCGTTCACCCGTCTGGGAGCCGACGAGGATCTTGAGCGGGATCGAGAATGACGCTGCAAAAGACTGCAGCGGCGCTGCCCAGAAATGCTCAGGCGACGGAAGGTTGACGCCCAGGGTCTTCGCCGTGATCCCCTGCAGCATGAGGAGCTGGTCGAAGCCTTTCTGATAAGCCTCAACCTGCTCATTCATGGCGTCGGCAATAGGATATCGACGTCGGACGTTCCCTTGATGTCCTCGAGGTTTCGCTCGATGCCGTAGAAGATGAATTCCGCGCCGGTTCTGCGGTGAATGATCGTCGTCTTCTGGACGTCGAAGGCATGCTGCAGACCGAGATGAACGATAGCCCATTTCAGTTCGGTATAGACCGAATCCTGAATGCGGTTTTGGAAGCGGCGAATGCACAGAACCCGCATCTTCACGCCGACATGATCGACCAGCCGGACCAGCTGGCAAGCCGTGTCTCTCGTCTTCGAGCTCGACCGGCCGCCGTGAAGCACTGCTATGTCGTTCTGGCCAAAGAAGACCTTCTCCCAGAAGTCGAACAGTGCCGGATTGGTAAGGGTCGCTGCGGCGATCAGCCCTTCGTCTCTTGCCGCAGCACCTCGCGCCATGTCCGGTTCTCTGTCTGGATTGGTCCGCCGCCTGGGCCGGTGAGTTCCCGCTTATTGGTATAGGTGTTGCCGACTTCCTCCGCCGCCTGCTTGAGCAGCGAAGACGCCAATACCATGTTGCCCTGGTTCTCTGCCTTGTCTGCCATACGCTGAAGAGCGCGAAGGCGAACGGCCCGATGGCTGATCGCTATGGACGCAGTATCTTCGAGGAAAGCCTTACGGGTTTCGTCAAACAACCTACGCCATTTTGGCGCCAAGCCTGAGGCTGCCTTCTTGTTCGGATCATGGCTCTCGACAAGCTGACGGCTCGCCTCAACACCGAATTCTTTCTTGACCGCTGCAGCTACGATTGAAGGACTATCGAAGCACGCCAGCGCTTGGACGATGTAAGTTTTCACATCATCCGTTAGTCTTGCTTTAGCCATTGACGTGTCAAATTCCCGTCAAAGTTACGTATGGAGACAACAATGGAATTTTGGGCTGTGGTTGGCGCTGCAAACTCGTATAAGTCATCGACGATTAGATCATTGACCGGCGCATTCGGAACCAAGCCTGTTTGGAAAATGCAGATCCAAGGCGCACCCAGAGATATTTATGTCGAGACTAGTGCTCCCCAAGAAGGCAATACAAAGACGCCAACCGACATCATAACTGATGTGTCCAATGCCCCCGTTTCCGGATTGGTAATCGCACTGAGGCACAAGGGAACAGCGAGCTGCGCATTCGACGCTGATGACTACCTAAGTGCCTTCCTAGCAGCCGGATGGATCCTGAGGGGAATTCTAATCGTTTCACCGGAGCCCACACCCGGTTCCCTTGCAGCAAGGTATCCCTCGGTTACTTCCAATGCACCCGTAATGAGCCAGCCGCCAGCAGCTTCAAATTTCATAGCAAATTCAGTTAGATCGGCATGGGGATTTTAGGTCCATTCCAGCACGCCGTTCGAGCATCCACGCTCTGCATCAGAGCAGGCAATGTCTGGCGATTGGCTGCAGCGACGTATATGCGCTCTGACCACAAGTGTGTGCCTCGGAGCGCCGCACCTAATAACGCGACTCATTACTCTCCGGCGCAAAACCACTTCTAAGTTGTGCAGATTCGACTCTCACGCGCATTCGTGTAAGTTTCAGTTGTCAACAAGGGAGGAGAAACCAATATGACGCTTCTGAGAGTTTTCGTAGCAATGGCGTTGCTCGCCGCTTCCGCATCAGTCGCCATGTCACATGGCGGCGGTCTTGATCGCAACGGCTGTCACAATGACAACAAGAATGGTGGCCGACACTGCCACTGACAAAGCCTGGACGAAGCCCGCTCCAGGTAGATCCGGAGCGGGCAGTACTGCGCAGTCAATCAGTTATAGGGCGAGTTGCACCGTGCCCTGACGCCGATACGCGGGACGTACGTGTCATCGAACGCCCGATAGGTACGGTACCGTGCCGAACACCACTGAACGTGCCGGCTGGACATGGAATAGCCACGGGCCGGCCGGTCATTCAAAGCGCCGCCGATGATGGCGCCGGCGCCGAAGGCAGCGAGCGGATACCACCAGCCATCGCTGTGGCGACGATAGCCGCGGCGGTGCTCTCTGTAACCCCTGTGGCCATGGAAGAAATGGCGGCCGTGGTGCCGATGCCGGTCAAATCGGCGATGGTGCCGCCGATGCTGGACCTCCTGAACATCAGTTACCTGCGGCGCCTTCATGGCAGGCATCACTACGGCTCCGGCCGGAAGCACCGATGTCGTAAACATCAGAGCGCTGATTGCACCAGCGGTTAAAGTCTTTGCAAAAGCGATCAAGGCAGGACTCCTTTGTTGAATATGATCGGAAACTAATCCGACCATGTTCGGTTCCGGCACGTGAACGTCGCATGAATGTCTAATATACGCCCCAACTCCCCAGACAGCAGCTGATATCGTCGCTGGGACTTCCTGACCAAACTCATCGCCAAAACGTTGAAACTTCAAACCCTTCGGCGAGTTGCCCCTATCAAACGGAGGCAAACAATGGACGCAGGCTTCTCCCAGATCCTCGACTACGCAACGCGCTTCATCGAACTCATCGGGATCTCTGTCATCGTGGTCGGCATCGTTGTTGCTGGCATCAACTTCCTTCGGCATCGCGCGGAAGCGGGAGCCTACCACGAACTGCGATCGACGCTGGGCAGGGCCATCCTTCTGGGACTGGAACTGTTGGTCGCCGCCGACATCATCAACACGGTGGCCATTGAACCGACGCTGGAGACCCTTGCCGTGCTCGCAGGTATTGTCCTCATCAGGACATTCTTGAGCTTTTCCCTGGAAGTGGAGATCGAGGGGAAATGGCCATGGCAGCGGGTTAAGGATGGAAGGCGCTCAGGCGCGTCGGCACCCCACCGCGACCCTGGTTGACGGATCCTGCGAAAGCCAATCCTCAACAGTTGAGACGAAAAAGCCACCTCGTTGGGCGGCTGATTTGGTGAGCGTCTGGCGCAAATCACCAACATAACCTTTACATATCCCACAGGTTATAAGTTGGCAATAGGCCTTTTCGATTTTGTCTTCATCCCCCACAGGTCGGAAAGGTCATCAAGCGCATTCCTCAGATAGTCGGCAAGCGTTGTTTTCTCGCGATGTGAGGTCCCAAGTGTTGAAACCGGCACTCCCTCGCCTGCTACTTTTTCGACGATTGCGAAGCAGCGGGTGCCAATGTGCTTGCGCGCCTCCTCGAGCTTAAAGCCGGCATCGATCTGGCGATCGGTTATGGATTCACTTGCTCCGCCTCCATCGACAGGTTCGCGGGAATAGTCGAAAGAGCCGGCACCAGCCCCGCCGAGCGCCTCCCACAGACGACGGAACTTGATTGCCGCTTCCACCTGGTGAGGTTCGAGATGCCCTTTGGCCGCCATCATGGCGATGGGGCTTTCCCTTAGGTTCACAGCTGCCGTGATGGTCTTCGGATTGCCCGGTGACCCGGCGTGCGCCTTGCTGTAGTGCGGGTTGGCAATCTCCATTACAGACATCTCGCTGTGCTGGTTGCCCAGGCCGATGAACGCGAAATCGGTGTTCGCGATCTCCCTGCCCTTGAAGGACCGAGACGCTTTCTTCCGCGTTTTTTTCGTTGCTGCCGCCATCTTCTTTCCCTCTTCAAACTTGCTCGACCTGAACCGTCTTCCCTTTGCC